CTGGGGAAAGTGAACTGATTAGAAGGTCATCAACTGTGATGGTCTTCTCAGCTACTGGAGGTGCACCGTCACTGTTACCAAGTATGGATCTACCGGGTACATGGAATTCAGCTGTTGTGTGTCCAGTGTAAATGAACTGTAATGATTTTCCGTTCTTTAGGGTTCTTTTCATTACAAGGTCTCTAGCGATAGCGTTGTGCTCAAAGCCTTTAAACATCTCTCCTGAGAAGAGTTTAAGATAAAGTGCTCTAGCGTCACCTGTGCTATTAGACTGACCCTGACGGGTTAATGAGGTATTGTTACCTGTTGACTGATGAGCCATTTCTATTAAGAATGTATAGTTTTACTTTCTCAGATCTGAAATTTTCTCGAGTTTGTTGTGTGTCTATCCACACCGTCTAGACGGCAGAAGGTATCCTCGTAAGGGCTAATGCCAAGTGCAGGGGAGTCCGACTCTGAGGTGCTCCCCGTGCTATTTAATAAGAAGGAGTTTCTAACTGAGCTTCAGTTTTCTCTTCTTCTTTTTTCTCTTCAGGCTTAGGTGAAAATTGGACTGGATAAGCCACGCCAAATCCACCTTCGCTCTGGTGTTTGTATTCCATTACTTGGTTGTTTTTGTGTACTCGATACCACGATATACGTAAGTTACTTGCATGAGTAATCTCCGATATCTAGTCCCCGTTCCATGACTAGATTGCATGCGTCGCATAAGCGATGAACGGACGCAGTATCATTTTTTCTTCTTAGCAGTCTTAGCTGAACGTGTGAAGTTAGCTTTAGTAGGTGCACCCTTTGATCCGGGTTTCCTCATCTTCTCTCCTGAGCCTGCTGCTATACGTTTACGCTTTGCGTGTATGTTAGCATATAGACCTTTCTTAGCGGCCATATTTTTTCTTCCCTTTTTTACAGGTACATTTTTTTGCCATTAGCATTTCCATCTACGACGTGCTGCTTTTCCTCTCGGGCCGGTCCAGCCACGAGATCTAGCACAGAAAGACTTCCTCCTCTTTGCAGATTTGGAGCCTCTCTTTACTTTGCCAGTGACAGCTGTTTTTAATTTTGACCCGGGATTCTTGCGTCTGTATGCACGGACTCCCTTAGCGGTAAGTCCGGCTCCAGATTTTGTGGATCTTTTGTGACCACCTCGTATGGTCAATCCACTCATGTCTCCCTTTTTAGCCATTACTTTTTCTTTGTACCCTTCTTAGGAGGGCGTCCTTTTTTAGTACCATAAGTACCCTTACCATACGGCATTTTTTATTATCCTATTGTTGGTGAGGTTAGGGCTACCGACGTTTGTTCAGCAGCCGCTAGATCGAGTGGGAAATTGTGTGCGTTACGCTCGTGCATAACTTCCATACCTAGGTTCTGTCTGTTTACAACGTCTGCCCAAGTAGGAATGACTTTGCCATTTGTATCGACAATGGACTGATTAAAGTTAAAACCATTAAGGTTGAAAGCCATTGTGCAGATGCCCATTGAGGTGAGCCATATGCCAACGACGGGCCAAGTAGCGAGAAAAAAGTGTAAGCTACGAGAATTATTAAAAGAAGCATATTGGAAAATTAATCTACCGAAGTAGCCGTGGGCTGCAACGATGTTGTATGTCTCTTCGTCTTGACCAAACTTATAGCCATAGTTCTGTGACTCATTAGCTGTTGTCTCCTTAATGATTGAAGAAGTAACGAGACTTCCATGCATAGCAGAGAAAAGAGATCCACCGAATACCCCAGCAACACCGAGCATGTGGAACGGATGCATAAGGATGTTGTGTTCTGCTTGGAATACGAACATGAAGTTAAAAGTACCAGAAATACCAAGAGGCATACCATCACTGAAACTCCCTTGTCCGAAAGGGTACACGAGAAAAACCGCTAGAGCTGCTGAAACTGGAGCCATGTAAGCAACAAAGATCCAAGGTCTCATACCTAAACGGTAAGATAGTTCCCACTGTCTTCCTGCATATGCAGCTACTCCTATTAAGAAGTGAAAGACAACGAGTTGATATGGTCCGCCGTTGTACAACCATTCGTCTAAAGTTGCAGCTTCCCAGATAGGATAAAAATGTAGTCCGATTGCATTAGAGGAGGGGACGACAGCTCCTGATATTATATTGTTTCCGTACAATAACGAGCCTGAAACTGGCTCACGTATGCCATCTATATCTACTGGTGGTGCAGCGATGAAGGCGAGAGTAAAACATATTGCGGCAGTAAGTAAGCAAGGTATCATTAGTACTCCGAACCAACCTACATAAAGGCGGTTGTCTGTACTTGTGACCCATTGACAAAACTTCTCCCAGTTGGTTGTAGTGTCTCTTTGTAATGAGATTGCAGCCATGTGATTAATTAGTTAAGTTGAATGTTGTCGCATTCCTCTTCTACTTTGGAGAGGAAAAATTGGATGAGATCATACTTTGCTTTTGTAGGCAAGTCCTCATCCAGTATCACTTTGTATCTTACTTCGAGAAAATCGAAGCAACTCATCTTCCATTTAAAAGGATCTATTTCCTTAGAAGATGCCGGGTATGATCTGACCTGTAGTGGCGTAAGCACCAAGAGCAGCAACAATGCCAAGCATCGCTGTCCAGCCATTAAAGCGTTCTGCTTCATGTGTAAAAATTGGGTTGGTGTTTTCTTTTTGGTTTGTCATAATTCTGATTGGTGGTTCGTAAGGGTACTCATTTGTGAGTAGTGTGTCTAAGTCTTTGGTTTTCATTGATAATCTGTTAGTCCAATTTTGTGGAAGTCTATATATGTAAAAGCTATATTCCCGGCAGTAACAAATCTTTCTACATCACTTTTGTTTGGATAAATTTGATGCCAAATGAAAGAAGGAAAGACAATTAAATCTCCGTCTTCTTGTTCTTTTGGTACGTAAGTTTCTCCATCAATATTTACAAACGAAAAGTAATTCTCGTCAGGTGTTCTATGGAAATGCACCCAAGAGAGGCAGCCATAGAATTTTTGTTCCGGGTCAATATGGTGATGAGGAGGATGTCCTCCATTTAAGAAATAGAGCTGAGTCCAGTATTCATAGGTATATTTAGTTGTAGTAAACATTCCTATTTCTTTGACAACATCCTCCATAATGTTGGAGTATCTATCATTCCATATTTTGTCTGGTCTTTGATGAAGTTTAAAGTGATAAGAACTAAGCAATGGCTCATTTCTTACAATTAACTCTCTACTTACATGCTTCAGCTCTTCTGCCACCTTATCGACTTCTTCTTTTTCAAACTTTATATTTTTATGAAACCAATAGGGTGGTTTAAACATTTATTTTTTTTTCCTTTTTTTAAGGATTTTTAATTTTTCTAAAAGGCTTTCAACTTTCTTTCTTTTTTTTATAGGCTTGGCGATACCCATATTCTCATACTTCTCTCGCCTTTCTCTTAACTTGTCTGCTAGTCCCATTAGAATTGTAAATCTGATTGGTCTAATTTTTCTATGACGTCAGCTCTGTAAGCTGGGTCAGAATCATAGCGTGGGTCTCCCATAGCTGCTACAAGTTCAGCTTGTGATCTAAAGATATCGCCTCTACTATCGGCTGCTTTACCTTGTAGCATTCTACCTTCGTAGCCATTAGCTTCGTTGTACTGAGATTGTAATCCTGCGAAGGCTATGTTTATGGCTGCTGGATTGCCAGAATCTACAACAGAGTCGAACGCATCTATACTTCTGTTGTCTAAATTATTGCCAGCCCATTCTACAATTCGATTGTATTGCGCTTCTCCACCGGCTGAGTTCATAACGCTATTAACTTGAGCGTCAGACATTTCTACACCTTGTGGATTAGCTTGAGGATTGGTTGCTTGAATCTCTAAGTAAGCATTCACTAAGTCTTGACTGCTCATACCAGAGAACCTTTCTATTGTTTCCTCTGATAGGGTGCCCTCGTTAGCATAGTACTCTTCGGATGCTTCATTGATCAAACTGACCGCAGGAGCATTCTCAGATACCTCTTCATCGCTTCCTTCTTCTTCTTCATATCCTTCGTCGCTGCCTTCGTAGTCGACTTCTTCTTCTTCTTGTCCAAGTTTCTTTTGTAATGATAAGTATGCTGCTTCTAAATCTTCAGCGTTTTTATATTTACCAGCTAGTAGTCCTTCTTGTTCTGCTACTAACTGTTCTCCTACTTCAAGAGAGTTCTGTTCCTCTTCGGTTAGTACGTCTGTTTCAGGAGTATTATCATACGAATAAGTTTCGCTCATTATTCAGGTTGTGGTGGTTGTTGTGGTTGTGCCATGGCTTGCATGTTTTCTGAATCAGCTAACTTTGAATTAGCAAACTGACCAGCTTGTTGTAATAGAGTAGCTTGCTGTTGCTTCTGCTCCATCTCTTCTTTCTCGCCTGCCATTTGTTCTTCTGTCTTAACAAGATTCAATACGTCTATACCTTGTGCAGCAGCAAGACGTTTGATTGCTTCTAAAGGATTTATAAATTGTCCTAATGCTTGAGGTCCTATTGTCTGTGCAATAGTTCCCATGAACATTGTTAAAGCTTCTCTATCTTGCCCTCTTCCTAAAGCATTTACACCAGCTACAATAGATGGTCTAATAAGGTCTTTAGGTAACTTAGGTAATTCGTTTGTTCTTTGTAAGACTAAGAGAGTTCTGTCTAAGTAAGGTATTAGGAAAGATGTAGTTAACAAACTGAAGATTCCACCGAGCTGTTGCTCTAGTTCTAACTGTGTTAGTCTGACTTCTTCTGCTGTTACTCTTTCTGCATTCCTCACATTCATCACTAAGAATGCTTCAAGCAATCTTCTCTCTATAGTTTGAGACATCTGTGCAGCAGTAGAAAAATCTGCTGTCTTTCCGACCTGAACGACCTGTACGTCTTCAGCCCTGCCCTGCACAATGGCTCCGTTTCCAGCCTTAGCAATTACTGAAGGCTTCGTTGTAGAAGATGGGCTGATTCTTTCTTCTCCTTCTTCTCTTC